CCCACCCAAGCCGCCGCGCAAAAATACTATGAAGCCCAAAAAGCCGCTGGAAAATCAGGTTGGAAAAAACTAGACCGCGATGACGACGGCAGAGCCTGCGATTGCAACGTAGGCGGCAACGGCAAACACTGTCCTAACAAGAGAAAATAAGCCATGAAACATTACGCATTTTTGTTGTGCTTGGGCTTGGCAGCCTGCGGCGGCGAAAATCCCGCACCGTCTGCCGTTTCTGCACCTGTTGCTGTCAGCGCAACAACACAAGCCGCCAGCCCCCCCATTGCGCTACCCACGTTAAATATGGATTTTTCCAGCTATGCCAAAGCTGCCAACAAGCAGCTTAAAACCAGCAAAACAGGGTTAACAATTCCTGAAAGTGCATTTCCTACACCCAATTCAAATGGTGGGAAAAATATGCTGCACGATTTGGCAGATGGTTTAACGCTTGCGGTTGAAACCGATAGCGACAACAAAATTCAAATCGTGCGCGTGATATGGCAGCCTGAAAAAAATCCGAAACAAAATCAACAATTAGTAAAAGGTGCAGCCGCACTCATTGCTGCCACTTTGCCTGATGACCCCACGATGCCCAAAGATGTTGCCGCGCAAATCAACCTTGCAGCAACCAGCAAAGATGCGCGAGAATTTGTGCGCGGTGGAATTGCTTATAAGGTTGCCAGTACAAATCAGCCCAGTGTGATGCTAACCGCCAAGCCAGAATAATTCTGTTCCTTTTTTAAAGCGTATTAAAAGCTATCTAACCCTCACAAACCCGATAATCCCTATAACGATAACCAACGTTATAGGGATTTTTTATGTCTAAACCAAACACACAGCAGCCTGAATTGGCATGGCTCGCCATCGCCCGCCGTGAAATCGGCACGCGCGAAATCGCGGGCAAAGAACACAACAGCAAAATCCGCAACTGGCTGATTGCGCTAGGCGCATGGTGGCAAAACGACGAAACGCCGTGGTGCGGCACANAACGCATGGTGGCAAGATGACGAAACGCCGTGGTGCGGCACGTTTGTTGCCCATTGCGCGCGCGAAGCGAACCGCGCTTTGCCCCAACACTGGTATCGCGCGAAAGATTGGCTGAACACGGGCACACGCCTAGACAAACCTGCCTACGGCTGCGTGGTGGTGTTTGACCGCGCGGGCGGCGGGCATGTGGGCTTTGTGGTGGGCAAGGATAAGCAGGGCAATTTGATGGTGCTGGGCGGCAATCAAGGCAACGCGGTCAATATTAAACCGTTTGCAACAAGCCGCGTGGCAGGCTATGTGTGGCTAGATTGGGCGGACGGGCGCAAATCGTCGCCCAAGCCTGAACGCTTTGAGCTGCCTGTTCTAGACAGCAATGGGCGGGTTTCCACCAACGAACGCTAATAGGGTAGCCTGAAAATGAAACGCCACACCATCATACTCGGCGCGTTGGCAGCATTAAGCTTTGCCGCGCCGCATCCTGAAATCACACTCAAACAACCCAGCCGCCCGCAACCGCACCCGCACCCGCTCGGCAGCGTAACGCTACGCAAACACCGCCACAGCGGGGTAGCCGCCGCCCGCCGTGCCAAGCGCAAGGGGAAACGCCAATGAAGCTGCTCAAATGGCTATCAGGCTTAATCGCCAACCCCGCCACAGGTCAAATCAGCCACACCAAGCTGTGGGCAAATATCACCGCCGCCTGCATGACCTACAAATTTATTCAAACAGAAAACGCGCCCGAGTGGCTATGGTGGGCATACGGCGGCATGGTCGGCGGCTACGCGCTGATTAAGCGCGGCATTGCTGCCGTGCCGCAGGTGGCACAAATCCAAAAGGGGCAAAGCGATGCTGAAAATCTGGAATAAATACAAGTTTCAGGCTGCCTGCGTGGGTTTTGTGCTGGCGTGCGCCGCATCCGCATGGGCAGGCTGGGTAATCGCGCAAACATCATGCCGCGCGGCAACCCTGCTGCTGAAAAACCAATACGCCGCCGAGCAGCTCAAAGCCCAGCAGGCGCATTCTGCCGCGCTGGCGGATGCGCTGGCAAAACAGCAAACAGCGGTGCAATGGGTGCAGCAGCAAGGCGAGCAGCTTGCCGCCACCCGCGCCCAATTAGAACAACGGCAACACGAACTGAACAAGGAAATCCCCCATGCCACACATCAAGACAATCAAGGCACTACTGTTTACAACGGCATTGGCAACCACAGCCTGCACCTCTACAACCGCGCCTTTGGCTACGCCGCCGATTAGGCAGCCTGAAATCCCGCCTGTGTCTACCGAGCTGCTGGCAAAACATGAACGCCCCGAGCGTCCCGCCAGCGGCTCACCCCAACATTTGCTAGACCACGCGGTGCGCTATGGCGCGTATTGCCAAAAACTCGCCGCACAGGTTTCAGGCTGGCAGGCGTGGTATCGCCAGCAGCAAGGCAGCCTGAACGCAAAGGACACACCATGAACCCGCTCAACGTAGAAACCTTAATCGGTGGCTTAACCAGTATGCTCACCGCCGCGCTGTGGTTTTGGGTCAAAACCATTTCCGACACCAACCGCGAAGCCGCCCGCGAGCGCGACGAAATCCGCCAAGAGCTTGCAGCTCTCAAAGCCGCCTTGCCGCGCGAATATGTGCTGCGTGAAGACTACATCCGCAACCAAGCCGTGCTGGAAGCCAAAATGGACGGCATACACAAAACCCTAACCGAACTCTACAAAATAGAAAGCGCAAAGAAACCATGAACGAAAAAGCACGCCGCGAAGGTATGCGCTGGCACATCATCAACACACTCAATAAAGCCCGCCCTTACACGTCCAGCGAAGTGTTCCTGCTGGACGTGATGCGCGGGATTTATCCCGATGCCACCGCCTTAGAATTGCGCCAGCAGCTGGACTATCTGAAAGACCGCCGCTTGGTGGAACTGGTCAAGCAGCCCAGCGGCATGTGGTTCGCAGATTTAAACCGCCTCGGCGTGGACATCGCTGAATACACCATTGATTGCGAAGCAGGCATCGCCCGCCCGCCAAAATACTGGGAGAGCTGATATGGCACGCCGAAGCAGCATAGACGCGCTACCCGAAGCCGTGCGCCACAGCTTGGAGCGCAAGCTGTCCGAAAACGGCTTTGCCAACTACACCGCGCTGGCAGACTGGCTGACCGCGCAGGGCTACGAAATCAGCCGTTCCGCCGTGCACCGCTATGGGCAAAAGGTGGAACGGCGTTTTGCCAGCATCAAAGCCAGCACCGAAGCGGCGCGGCTGATTGCCGAAGGTGCGGCAGACGAAGGCGACACCCGCAGCGAAGCCCTAATGGCAATGGTGCAGACCGAGCTGTTTGACGCGCTGGTGCAAATCGGCGAGCTGCCCGATGAAGAACTGCCGCCAATGGAGCGGTTTGATTTGATTAGCGAAGGCGCGAAACGCATCGCGGGGCTGATTTCCGCCAGCACGCGGCTAAAAGAGTATCAAGGCAAAGTCAAAGCCCGCGCCCAAGCCACCGCCGATGAAGTGGCGCAGGCGATAAAAAAAGGCGGGCTGTCGCACGACACCGCCGAGCAAATCCGTAAACAGATTTTGGGGATTGCAACATGAATAGGCAGTCTGAAAACCACAATCCGCCCAACGATAACCGCACGCCGATGGTGTTGCTGCCCTATCAGCAACGCTGGATTGCCGACCCCGCGTATGTGAAAGTGTGCGAAAAATCGCGCCGTATCGGCTTATCGTGGGGCGAGGCGGCGGACAGCGCATTGCTGGCAGCGCAAACCAGCGGCATGAACGTTTGGTACATCGGCTACAACAAAGACATGGCGTTGGAGTTTATCCACGACTGTGGCAACTGGGCGAAGTTCTACGGCTTGGCGGCAGATGAAGTGGAAGAGACGGAAGAAGTGTTTGCCGATGGCGACGACAAGCAGGCGGTGTTGGCGTTTGTGATTCGCTTTGCAAGCGGTTGGCGCATCACCGCGCTGTCCAGCCGCCCCAACAACCTGCGCGGTAAGCAAGGGCGCGTGATTATTGACGAAGCCGCCTTCCATGACGACTTGCCCGAGCTACTCAAAGCCGCAATGGCGTTGCTGATGTGGGGCGGGCAGGTGCACATCATCTCCACCCATGACGGCGTGGATAACCCATTTAACGAGCTGATTACCGACTGCCGTGCAGGCAAAAAGCCCTACGCTGTGCACCGCATCACCTTTGATGATGCGCTCGCAGACGGCTTGTATAAACGCATCTGCCTGCGGCGCGGCATAGAATGGACAGCCGAAGGTGAAGCCGCATGGGTGGCAGAAATCCGCCAATCCTACGGCGAAGACGCTGCCGAAGAGTTGGACTGCATTCCCAAAAACGGCGGCGGCAAATGGCTGAACCGCGCCCTGATAGAAAGCCGAATGTCGCCCTACACGCCTGTGCTGCGCTACGACCAAACAGATGATTTTGCGCTGCTGCCCGAACACCAACGCGCCGCCGAAGTGGCGGACTGGCTTTCAGGCAGCCTGAAACCGCTGTTAGCCGCGTTGGACAACACCCGCCACAGCTTTGTTGGCGTGGATTTCGCCCGCAACGGCGACCGCAGCGCGATTGTGCCGTTAATCCGCCAGCAAAATCTTAATCTCTACACGCCGTTTATCTTGGAGCTGGGCAATATGCCGTTTAAACAGCAAGAGCAAATCTGCGCCTATCTGTTCAGCGGCTTGCCCAACCTGCTCGGCGCGGCTTTGGACGCGCGCGGCAACGGACAATACCTTGCCGAAGCGATGCAAGACCAATTCGGCGGCGAGCGCGTGCAAGCCGTGATGCTGTCGGAAAACTGGTATCGCGCCCACACCGCGCCGTTTAAAGCCGCGCTGGAAGACGGCACGCTGGACAAACTGCCACGCGACGAAGACATTTTGACTGACCTACGCGCCTTTGAGTTGATTAAGGGCGTGCCGCGCATTCCCGACACCCGCACGCGCGGGCAGGACGGCAACAAACGCCACGGCGACACCGCCATCGCGCTGGTTTTGGCGCACTACGCCAGCCGTGAACTCAATATCGGAGCGGTGCGGGTTGCCAGCCGCGCGGTACGCCGTGAAAGTAGATTGACCAATGGCTATTGATTTCAGGCAGCCTTGCCCTTTTGTCCAAATCTTTGATTTG